CCAATACAGCAAATATAAAAACAACAGTTAATGCTAAAACAGGTAGAATGTTTGCTAACATGCTTACATACTCTATATCAGTTGCAAGCTGGATTGATAAAAATAGAAAATTGTGGGAGCCAAATACAACTATAAGCTTATTAGCCCCACAGGTATTTGTTTACAATAAATATGATTTTATAGTTAGGTCTGTTGAGTTTACAAAAGATGCTAATTCAGAAACGGCAATTATAGAGTTAATACCGCCCGGCGGATTTAGCGGAAAAATACCGGAGAGATTACCGTGGGATTAATAGCAAAAATAAAACAAATAATTGATAAAAAATTAAAAATAGATCCCGGCGGTGGGGATATATCTACAGCAGATAGATACAGCTCGGCGGGTGATGATTCTAAACCGCTAGATACTGATTTTGTAGCTGCAATTGAAATAAACAGAACAGGTGGACATGTTGTTATTGGCTTTTATGACCCGAAAAACCCATCAAAAACATCGAAAGGTGGTAAACGTATTTACAGTAGAGATCCAGACTCTGGAGCTGAAAAAGCGGAAATTTGGCTTAAAAATACTGGTGAAATAGTCATAAAAAACGAGGTATCAGAGGTTGAAATAGATACAGCAGGATCTATTAAAGGTAGTAACGCATCAGGTGCTTTTGAGCTATTACCCAATGGGAATTTTGTTGCGAATGATGTTACAATGATGCCTGGAGGGGCTATCAATGCAACAGCGATAACGATTGGTGGAATACCATTTGCCGCCCACATTCACGGGGGTGTGACTACGGGCGCAGGTACTACGGGGATACCACAGTAATGACAGATGTTTTATTATTACAGACGAATAATGATGGGGATGTTATCTATGAAGATGGAGATTTAAAAACAGAAAAAGGCTTGCAAACAGCAGCTTATTTATCATTGTTTGGAGGTAATCGAGATGACGGTGGTTTTGATGATAAAACAAAAACATGGTGGGCTAATTTACAAGAAGCTGACACAGATTATCAATACCGCAGCGAAACCCAGGCTTTATTAAACAATCAGCCATTAACATCATCTTTATTGTTGAGATTAGAAGACGCGAGTTTGCGTGATTTAAATTGGTTGATAACAAGCGGATACGCTACTACAATAACCTCAGAAGCTAGTATTCCGGCTGTTAATCGATTACAACTAGATATTGTTATTGACGATATAGAATTTCAATTTATTGAGGTGGTGAATGGCTAATAATATACCGACATCCAAAGATATTTACGATAGTATTATTGCGTCTTTTGAAGATAATTACGGGCGTGAAATTCCTATTTTACAAAAAGCATTTCTCAGAGTAGTAGCAAAAGTGTTCAGCGGTGTTTTTGTTATACTTTATAAATACACTGGTTTTTGGGGATTACAATTGTTTGTTAGTACCGCGTCATCGTCAGAAACAGAGATTAATGGGCGAACGATCATACCGCTGATTGAGCTTGGGAGACAATACGGTGTTGGTGATCCTGCGGCGGCAGTGCCAGCAAAATTAATAATCGAAATAACGGTAACGAATCAAACAGGATTTATACCAGCAAGTACCCAGCTTTTAAACGCAAGCAATGGTGTTACTTATTTAACCGAAGGATCTATATTATTAGATGCAGCAACTGTTTTCGGCACTATAGTTGCCGCATCAGATCAATCAGGCGGTGACGGTAGCGGATCTATTGGTAATTTAGATAATGGCGCGGTTGTTTCTTTTATTAATCCGCTACCAAATGTTTTACAAAATACGACTGTTGTTGAAACAACTCAATTAGGCGTTGATGCTGAAAATGTTGATGTCGAATATAGAAGTCGTGTATTAGAACGGTTTCAAAACCCGCCGCAAGGCGGCGCATTAGCTGATTATGTTATCTGGGCAACAGAAGTTGACGGTATTATAAATGCATACCCATACACTGGGCAGCCTGGCGAGGTTGATGTTTTTGTAGAAGCAACGCCGGAAAGTTCAGGTAGTGAGGATGGTATACCCACAGAGGCACAGATAGAGGCTGTAGACGAGTCTATGCAATTTGATGCGGAAACAGGCATTGCCGCACGAAGACCCGTTGGTGCGTTTGTGAAAGCGTTTCCGATTAAGCGCCTAGCTTTTGATGTTAATGTTATAGGCGTGATTGTATCAGATATCGGGGCTACTAGAGCAGAAATAGAGCAAGGATTAAAAGATTATTTTTTTAATTTAGAACCATTTATTGATGGTATTTCAGCTTTTCCACGGCGTGATAGAATCACGCTGTCGGCAGTTGTTGGCGTTATAGAAGAAATAGTAAGTTCGCGCGGCGGTATTTTTGAATACGCAGAATTGTTTTTAAGTGATACTGAGATTACAGCTTATAATTTAGCTGAGGGTGAAAAGGCGAAGCTTGGAAAAATAGAATTTTTATAATGATTTTTTTTAGAATGTTTCAACATTTATTGCCACGCGCCCGCGCATGGTCAATAACAGCACAAAAAGCACTACGAACTTTTTTTGAATCGCTGACAGTAATAGGAAATAATTTTAAATCTTTTGCCGACACTTATATATTTGATAATTATTTAGCTAAAGAAACGGAATTAATGGACGAGTGGCTTAAAGAATTCAACATTAATTTATTTTCGACATTACCAGAAGAACAGAAACGAGATATTTTAATTGCAAAGTGGAAAGAGAAAGGCAATTTATCGCCAAACTATATACAAACAACACTACGCAATAGCGGTTTTGATGTTTATGTTTATGATTGGTGGCTGCCCGGATATACAATATTATGCGGTGAACCATTAGCACAGTGCGGTGAACCATTAGCACAGTGCGGGCAAACTAGCGAAGATATTCACTATGGAATACCACGCGTTAAAAATCCGTTAGATTATATAAGACGGTGTTATTTAGCTAAAGGGTCTTTTATACCACAATGCGGTGAATTATTAACCCAGTGTGGGGAACCCCAAGCGTTATGCGGGAATACAGCAGAAAAAATAGGCTATCCGCTAGTAAATAAAATACGGATAACTTCGGAAAATTACACGGCATTATGTGGTATACCGGGGATTGAGTGCGGAGAATCGTTAGCACAATGCGGAGAATTTGACGGATATACAGAAACATATAGAGATTATTGTGTGCCACTAACGGAATTTTATTGGAGATTTTTCGCGTATGTGGGCGGCAAACCTTTCGGCACTTTAGCTGAGGTTCCCGCCGTTCGGCGTGAGGAGTTTGAAGCATTGTGTTTAAAATTGTTTCCAACGCATTTGTGGCTAGGAATTATTGTAAAATATGTGTAAAATATGTGTAAACTATAGGAGTTAAAAAAAATGTCAATTATACCTGAATCCCAATACCCGTCGCAAACAACACCGGCATCACCAGAATACCCATTAGGGTCAGCTAAAGACGTGACATCACCCGGCAGTGGTGATGGTACACCACTACAAGAAGCCTGGCTAAATGATTTGTGGGGGTTTCTACAGGCGGCGTTAAATGCTGGAAAGATCACAGCATCAGGTTTAGCTGATACTGCGTTAACATCGCAATATCAACAAGCAATAAACAATATTGTTGCCGCATCAAATCCTGCACGAAGAATTACAATAGCTAATTCATTAGGAACCCCGGCAACTAATTATGTTTGTAATCCGGGAGTTGTTTGGGATATAACTAATCAGCTTCCAATAGTATTAACTGCGGCTTTAGAAAAAGATATATCATCGCCTTGGATCCCTGGCACCGGTAACGGCGCGTATCCGTCTACTGGGGCGGCGCTTACTACAGATACTTGGTATAATGTGTTTGAGTTGCGAAAAGATGACGGTACGGTTGATTCAGGAATAGATATAAGCAAAACAGCGGTTAATTTATCCCCAGATGCTGTAGCGGCTGGGTATACAACGTTGGTGCGAATAGGATCTATATATTATAATTCAGGAAATGCTATAGAGCCTTTTTTGCAAAAAGGTAATGTATTTATGTGGAAATCAGTTGTCGAATTAGCACTGCCTCTTACAACATCCTATGTTTCGTACAAGATAAAAGTACCGGACGGCGTGAGCGTACAGGCACAAGTTGTTGCATATATATTTCAAGCTGTCTCTGGCACATTTATTAATATGAAAAATACAGATCAAGTGGTTGGATCCGATATGTGCTGGGCTGGTGCAGGCGTTGATGGTGCTAGCAGTATTGATATCATTACAAACGAAGACCAGGAAATTGATGTTAAGCGAGGGGGTGGCACAGCAACATCATTTAACGCATCTGTGTTCTCTTATAAAGAATTTTTTTAATAAAAACAAAAATTAGGGGGCTATAATGCCATTTAACAAAGGTAAAGGTTTTGGTGAAGGTGGTGATGGATTTATTTTTAAAATCATTCTTGTCCCTGCTGATTTTCCTACGCTTGTAGAAGCAGACGCAAATCTAAATGTAATTTATGTTTGTGGTACAGATCCGTCAGTAATCGATAATGATCCGACTAAAACAAACACCGGAAAAACAATTTTTTTCACAAAAAGATATGTATGGGATGTTTTAACACAGCAATATTATGAAATAGGCGGCGATGATTTGTGGCTAGAGGATGGCACAAATATCAAAACAGTCACTCCTCTTGATCTTAATATGCAAAACAAAACTATTTATGGTGCAGCTTTAACCACTCAAACATTAAAATTTCGTAATAATCTCGTTGATAATTTAGGTTTTGAGGTTTTAGCGAATGGTATTTTACGTGTTAATGCACCGAGTTATGAAACTTTAGTTATACACGATGATGATATTCCAAATAAAAAATATGTTGATGATGAAGCGTCAAAAGTTATTGCAAAACAACAAATATTTACTGTTTCAACTCCAGACCAAAGAGATTTTATTTTAGCGCAAACTCCAAGTGGTGCTGATTCTTTTGGGTTTTTTAGGAATGGAATATTACAACCGGCTACAGCCTATTCATTTGTAGGTACAGCTTTAACATGGGGCGGAACACCCGCTTTAGTAGTTGGTGATAAAATGCTGGCTTGGTTTGATTGGCAAGCCCCATCCCCTGGTTTAAGTCTTGGCACTTATCCTGGAACGATGCCTGTTGTAGCAAGTGACTTAAAAGTCACTGCTGCACAGTTAGGCTTAACTAGCGCACGACAAATTGTAATCCCAAGATTAATGGTTAAATTAAGCGGCGTTGTTGATTCATGGACACCGGACGGTAATAACTTACAAGACCCACAAAGCAAATGTGATATTTTTATTCCGGCAGCCGGACACGTAGATGATGGAGATTTATATATTTCAACGGGAATTGGCGCAACATTAGTTGCAGGACAGCCATTTAAATTTATTTATTATTATCAGGCAACGAATTTTTTATCATAATTTTTTCATAGAGAGATAAACACATGTCATTTAAAGCAAAACCAGATCAAATAGATACAGGTAGGTTTGATGCTACAGTGGGAGCTGCTAGTACCGGAGCGGATTATAACAGTATTCAAGCTGCAATTACTGCGGGAAAATATAATTTATTAATTATCGGTGATTTTACAGAAGCCGACCCAGGCGGTATTACCACCGGCGCTACTCTTGTTCAAATAACTGTTGCTGAACGATTACAGTTAAATAATACAAATTTTACAATCGGAGGCGGCGGTATAAGAGTCCGAGGTGGAATTATCGAGCCGCTTTATACTGGCACAGTTTTGAAGATTTTTAAAAGTACAGAGCCATCACTTCCGCTTTTAGATTTAGCTGATATTACTTTCATTATGACCGGTGCAACTGCCGCAAATTCCGGTATTGCAGACATGCAGCTTGGCAGTCAACATTTAGTGCATAATTGTAATTTTGCTTTATCTAATACAAGTGGATGTGGGTTTGATGCACCGGGTAATAATTCTTCGTTTACGAATTTAAACGTTATCGGTGGAGGAACTAGTTGCCGGCATTTTATATACAATATGCAAGATAATGGCATTATTTCAAATATAAATGTTTCCGGTGACTTATACGCTGCTAGTGCTGCTGATTTTATTAGAGCAAATAACGGTAATATTGTTATTAGCAATATTAATTCATCAGTCGTGCAAGAGCATTCTATAACTGCTGCTGGAACTTCAAAATTAACTGTGTCGAATGTGTATGGTGCTGATGGCATAAGCTTTGTTTTAACATCAACGGCTTTAACACCCAGCATATCTAATTGTGTATTTAAAAATCTACACGTAAGTAATAGTA